TCTATAATGAAATCATTACAGGCGGAACTAGTGGCACTACAGCTAGAGTTAAAGAATATAATGCAGTCTCTAACACTCTTGAGATTTCAATAGTTAGTGGGGACTTCAAAGCAGGTGAAACGATTACTGGATCAGAATCTTCTGCGGTCGGTGTCATTAGAACGGTAGGTATTTACGATGATGTTACTCCGTTCGCAGATAATGATAATATTCAAAGAGAAGCGAATCTGGTTATTGATTTTAGTGAGAAAAATCCTTTTGGAATGCCTTAGGTATAAAACTGTTAAATAGAAGTATATTCTTTAAAGATCATGTTTGAGTATTTCTATAACGAAATTCTAAGATCTACAATCATTTCATTTGGTTCTCTGTTTAACGGTATCGAGATTAAACATAAAGACGGAAATGATGAGACTTGGAGTGTCGTCAAAGTTCCTCTTGCTTATGGACCTACACAAAAGTTTCTAGCAAGATTAGAACAAACTCCAGATTTAAATACTCCTGTCCAAATGACATTGCCTAGAATGTCATTTGAGTTTATTGATTTAACTTATGATCCTGAAAGAAAAGTATCAAAATCTCAAACGTTTGTTATAACTGGCGATGATGGAGAACAAACTAAAAAAGCATATATGCCAGTACCATACAACATGGTTTTTGAATTGTCGGTAATGACAAAACTAAATGATGATATGCTGCAGATAACCGAACAGATTTTACCTTATTTCACTCCCGCATACACTATACCAGTTAAACTTCTTAGCGGATTAACAGAAGTAGTCAATACTCCAGTTGTGCTTGATAATGTATCAATGGAAGATGATTATGAAGGTAACTTTGATACAAGAAGAGCATTAGTTTATACATTTAGATTTACAGCAAAAACCTATCTTTACGGACCACTTACAGATATTAGTTCTTCGATTGTTGAAAAAGTTTCTGTTGGATATATTGCAGGAACAAGAACAAAAGGAAAAACTCAATACGAAAGAGATGTTACTTACACTGTAGAACCAAGAGCACTAAAAGATTACAACGGAAGTGAAGTTGCTCAGTTGACAGCAAACGTTGATTTTGAAGATACTGTGATTGAAGTTTCAGATGGTACTAAGTTTACCAAGAAAACATATATCTATATGGGCGAAGAACAAATGTACGTTGATAATATAGTTGATAATAGGTTAACAGTCAGAAGAGCACAGGATAAGACTCCTATTCAACAACATGTTTTAGGTTCTGCTATCTACAATATTACTAAAGCAGATGCTTCATTCATTGAAGTTGGAGATAACTTCGGATTTGACGGAGGATTTAGTTAATTACTATTATGACTAAAAAATATGACGGTTTGGATGAGGCATTTGACGTTGAAGTTTCAGATGTCCAAATAGATAAAACAAAAGTTGATAATAAGATTGAAAAAATCAAATCATCAACTGAAGACATCAAGAAAGATTATGAATATACTAGAGGTAATCTTTATTCAATAATAGAAAAAGGACAAGAAGCAATCAATGGTATTCTTGAACTTGCTCAAGAAAGTGAAATGCCAAGAGCATACGAAGTAGCAGGTCAACTTATTAAAAATGTCTCGGATGCTACTGATAAATTAATGGATCTTCAGAAAAAACTGAAAGATGTTAGTGAGGAAAAAGATCAAAAAGGTCCTACTACAGTCAATAATGCCCTATTTGTCGGTTCTACAGCGGACCTTCAAAAAATGTTAAAGCAAGCAAGTCAGACAGATAAATAGTATTTCGGGGAGAGAAATCCCAAAGTACTGCACTAATAGAATGTCTAACGAAGATCTGCCATCAATAAATGATATAGTAGAGGAAAATAACTTACCCTCATATAAAGATTTTATAGAGGAAAAGGAACTTCCATCAGTAGAAGATTATATCTCAGAATCACCAAAAGAAGAAATTTTAGTTGAAGAACAAGAAAATATTGACCCTGTTTTATCAGAGACTGCTCCAGAATGGGCAGAATTGGTGCGTCTGGTCAATGATGTAAGAAAAAATATACCTGAAATACCAGAAATTAAGTATTATGATACTGAATTATGTGAAATAAGTGAAAAAATCTTACAAATTGAAAAAGATTATGTAAGAAGTGATAAAATTGATATCTTAAGTGTACAAAATGAGGAATTTGAAGGCAAATTATCTGAAATTGAGTTAAAAATCCCTACGGTCAAGTATTATGATCATGATATTAACACAATTTATGATAAAATTACGGATATTAAGGAAGAAATCAACAATCTTCCAGAGGTAAAATACTATGAAGAAGATTTAAAGTCTCTAAAATTGAGAATTGAACAGGTAAATCAAGACATACCTACCTTCCCTGACTGGATTCAAGAAGTTCAGGAGGTTCCAGACTTCTCTTGGATTGGTAAAACCTTCAGTCTCATTGATGACGACTTCAATAAAGTGCAAGGGCATATTGATTTAATCAAAGGTAAGATTGATCGTGAAGTTAGTGCAATCAATGAGTCTATTGAAGTTAAAGAATTTGAATTAAAAGTTGATGTAAAAAATCTTAATGAAAATCTTGATCTAACAAACGATAGGATTGCACAAACTAAGGATAAAATATATCAAGAAATTAAAGAATCTTCCATTAGAATTTGGGAACTTCGTAACACATTTAAAGACGATGATAAAAAACTAAAGAAGTCTATCCTCAGCGAACAGAATAAACTTAAACAGTCTCTTGAGAAACAAATTGAGAAAATTGATGAGCAGAGTGTTAAGGCCGATGAGTCTATTCTAAAATTCTTCAATGAACTCAAAGAAACTGTTGATACACTTCCTGAAGTAAAGTATTATGATGAAGATATTTCATCTATTAAAGGCGACATATCCTCACTTAAAAGTGGTCTAGAAGAATTAAATGAACTATCATCTTTAATTAAAAAAGATCAAGAAATATTAAAGGAAAACTACCTTCTTAATGAACCTCCTAGCGAAAAAGAGACTGCAGGAAATCAAACTGACACATTAACGCCACTTGATCAAAAGTTTGCGACTCTTGATGATCTATCAAATCATTACAGACTTTTTATTAATAGGATTACCACCCAACTCTCAACAATGGGTGGTGGTGGAGCAGGTTTTATCAAAGATCTTGATGATGTTGATATCACTGGTTTACAAAACAACTATATTTTAAAATGGGATGACCCAAATAATAAGTGGATAGCAGCGAGTGGTGGTAATGTTGGTGCTGGAGGAACTTGGCATACTGATAGCATTGGTATTTCTACTAATAAGTTTGTTGGTATTAATACAACATCTGCTGTAACAGGTAAATCTCTTTACGTTGATGGTGATGTTCAATTTACCGGTAATCTAAGTGTTGGTGGTACAATCACTAAAGAGGACATTAAAAACTTAGATTCTATCGGCATCATTACCGCAAGAAGTGGAATTACTGTTACATCAAACGGATTAAATGTTTCTGGTGTATCTACAATCAGCACAGGAGTTGGAACGGTCCATATAGGTCTTGGTCAAACAGCATTACTTGTTGATGGTGATGCCAGAGTAACAGGAATACTTACAGTTGGACGAGGATCAATCACACTTGATCCAACCAAAAAGACACTTACTGGAATTGATGACATTCTTGTCGGTTCTGGTGTATCGATATCATTAGCACCTCTCGTTAGAAATAAGGGAAAGTTTGTTGTTGATCATTCTATAATAAACTTAAAAGGGTATGGTTCTGATCTTGATGGAGCATACAATAGACAATCTACTTCATTTGTTCTGACAGGTGCTCCATCTTACATTGGTAGTGCCACTTTCTTCAATATAAGCGGTTACTATTATTTTCTACATGAAAGTGATAATTCAAAAATTATCATCTTTAATTTAGTTGATGGATATTGGTCAGCAATTTATAGTAATGGTTCTAATTTTTCCTCACCAAGTAATGGACAAAATATAAATCCAGTTACACAACAAAGGTTCATTAATCCAATTAGAGCATCTTTTGATGGAACTGGTAGAGCATACCCAGCAGCAGCTGCTGGCATTGAATATGAAACCACAATTGTTGGTCAAACATCGACACTCGGTATTGCAACTGCTACTAAGTTGCATGTTGGTGTTGACACTGGATTTCATAGTGAGGAATTAGTTGTAACTGGTGATGCCAGAGTAACTGGTATTTTAACCATTGGAACTGGGTCAATTACACTTGATCCAAATGCGAAAAAAATTACTGGTGTTGATGAAATAATTATCGGCACTGCTACCACAGTTAGAATACACCAAGACACTTCTGGAGAAGTTGTTTTTAGTGACAGGGATGGGAAACCAGCATCTGTTGGAATTGGTACAACAGTTTCTATAAACACAACTGGCATAATTACTGCTACTTCATTTTTTGGTGATGGTAGTCAATTAACTAATATTATTTCTGGTGTTGGAATTCAATCTA